AGCTATCCAGATAGAAGGGTGCCAATAGTCTTCACCATTTGTTTCCTACCTTCTATATGTAACTTACTGTCACTTAGGCTCGACTGCACCCAGGCAATAGCTCTGATTTGATCATCATCTAAGTAGTTCTTAAAACAGGCTACATATGCATCCATCACGGCGCTCATCGTAGTTACACTATGTTGTGAGTTGAAGTCCTCAAAATCAAAACAATATGGTATACCATTATTTAACACCTGTTTCACCGTTTCTCTTACGTTGGCAACCGTTGCGCTAGGGCCGATAGGGAAGTGTTTACTTAACATTTCTTCACACCCTTTAAAAGCATAACTTGATAGTATGAAATTGGTTACATCTACACCGTAAATAGCTCGTTGCTTACCCCATTCATACTTCGTACTTGACCATGCTTCCATAGATGGTGGTCTACTCAAGAAGTGTTCTATATTGTAAGTAGGCATTCTACTTAGCGCATAAAACTTGTTACGTAGCCCTACATCTTTAGCTTTGAACTCATCATCTTCAGGGTATTGTGAATGATAAGCACCGGTGGGTGACCATTGCCAACGCATAGCCCAATGATTTATCCATGTACTTCTAGTTGGGGTGCCTCCACTCACTTTTACGCGCTTAAATAACCTCAGTGCTCTTTCAAATATCATTTCTCTCGTGAAAGTTACTGTATTTGGATCAGTCCTATTCTTAACTTCAGAGTTCCAGTCAACTTCACCTAAACCTCTGTTGACTAATACTTCTAGCTCAAAGAATGGTGTGAGATCTAAGTCAACGAGGTTTTGCACAGCTTTCAGCCTGCCTGAGAACTGGTTCTTTACTTGGGAGAAAAAGTCAGCCACTGACTTATAACGCCACTGCCAGATTAGTGAGTCTTTAATGATTCCCCTGTGCTGCATAGGTAGTGCCTTAGCCCATACAAGCAACCCAGCTAGAAAGCTTTCATGTAGGTCAAGCTTGGCTAGACTCTCAAGTAAAGGAAGTACAAACGGAACATCCCTTCTGAACACGTCTAACCCTATCTTTCGTAGTTCTTTAATGGTTATGTGCCTGAGGTGCCTACTAGATACCTTACATACGGGGGGTTCAGCAGATCCATCGAACCAGGTCTGTAGCGTGGCAAGGCGTGTTAACGGCACATTCTGACTAGACCTCTTTGTCACATGTAATACATATTGTAAGACTTCCTGTCTGTTAACTGGACCATATGGGAACAGATCAGGTCCATACTGTATTCTTGAAATCCGTAGGAGTACTGAACGGCCTTGCACGTGTAATGGTTCGTGCCTAGATATATAGGTAGCTGTAAGGTCCAGACGCGCCATATACACACATTTGGTAAATACAACATCAGTATCATACCTAGTGTGCACATCACCTTC